AGTATATCTGGACTGGACACTGTAAATACATATTTATCTGTTGTTATACCGATACTTTCAGTTATAACTGGAGTATCTGATAATGCTTTATCTACTTCAAAACTTGAAATAGAATCTGACATACCACTGTAAGATGTAGAAAGCGATTTTCCAGTATTAAATACTGTAGAAGTGCTTTGCATTGTAACAGAATGTCCCTCTGCATCTCCATCATTATTTAAAGTAGTTTGATTTAATAATTTACCAAACGATTGTGCATAAGAAGAATCATCTGGAGTAGTAAGAGTATCGTCTAATGCAGAAAAGAATGTTTTTATAAATGTAGAATCAGTCGGTGTGTTAAGAGTATCAGATAAAACTTTAGTTGTGGATAAAGTTGCCGATGAGTCTGTTGATACTATAAGATCTACTAATCCAATACCTAAAGATTTAACTAAAGATTCTAGTGCGATACTTAAATCATAATTATTGGTAATATTAAATTCACCAAATAGTGCCATACCTGCAGGATGCAACATTGTTTTAACTGCAGATTTGTATGAAGAAAGTCTTTCGTCAATTTTAAGCACATATGAAAATGCTTGATAATATCGACTATCTTGTATGTAAATGCTGTCGCTAATAAATCCATTGTTAGTTTGGAAGTATCCAGGATATTTTACAAGAGCACCTAGCGCAACAGAGATAATTGCTGGATCGTCTGAATTTGTCTGTGCATTTCTAAAATTTAAAGAAAACTCTCTAAAAATAGTACCAGCATAAGAACCATCAACATATGTGTAATCTACATAATCTACTGAGTTTACATAACCCTGTTCATTAAAACCTTCTGTTCTGTCACTAATAGTAGGTTTATCAGTCTGTGCCTGCACTCCACCTGGAGCATATAAACTTCCAACTGAACGAACATTTCTAAAAACATATCCACCAGAATACGATCCAGATATTGCTGTGCCAGCTTCATACTCAGTAGCCAAACCAGTTAATGTTAATGAAGTTGTGCTGGCAATACTTTTAACCACACCCACCAATAAAGGTGTAGCATCTGTGGTCCAAATTTCGTCTCCTATTGCAACTCCACCAACTTGTCCAAAGGTTGTTGATGTGCCAGTAACAGTTGTGCTTGATGATGACGCTGATATAGTGCCTGAAGCAGCAGATTGATATGTATTTAATTCAGTTAGTGTAGAAGTACCTGCAATATTAACTGTTCCTGCAGAAACCACATCATTTGTGGCTAAAATAGACAAAGCAAAATTAGCAGTATATCCTAAACCAAATTTAATAAATTCTGCGTATTTAATACCACCATCATCTTCAACCTCAGTAACTTTCATAAGAGCACCAGTGCCAGTACCAGATCTTAGTTCAAATACTTGCCCAACTCTAAAGTTTTTTCCTGATTGAGTGATTGTTAATGCTTTTGTTGCTGGAACAATTCTTGCCTGAAATGTATCTTGAAATTTAAGTAAATCTCCTGGATTTATAACACCAAAAAATCTTTTATCCAAGAAAAATTCATACAGTTCATTTGAAAAAATTAATGAACTATTAACAGTACCAACATTAGCATTACTTAATGTTATGACATTTCCAGAAATAGAAACAACCTTAGTATTACCAACAATGCCACCACCATTTTGTGGTGCAGTCACTAACTGCCCTATTTCAATGCCTGTATTATTTGTAACAGTAATAGTATTAGCACCAGAAACTCCAGTAGCCTCAATTTCGTAAGATTTACCAATTTTAACAATACGGTCAATCTCACCGATAAGAGATTCTTTTTTATCGACAAGAACTCTTAAAATTCTTCCAGCAGTTTGAATGTCTACTAGTTTACCAACAATGTCGTCTGGATCACCATAATCAACCTGAGCAAAAATTGAGATTTCTTGATTCCAACGACCATCAGAGGCAATGAGCATCTGCTGTCCAGGATACAATAATTCTACATTTTTACCGTAAAGAAGTTTAAACAGTAACTTATATGATGCCTCAGATCCTTTAGCAAGATACTGATCTTTAATATGTGATAGTAAAAATCTTTCGTCTTCTACAACAATCGGTAGATTATACGCAAGTTCTTTTTTAAACTGATCAATGAAACTTTCTAGAGTTACATCAATGTCTCTAAATTTACTTAAATCTACACCTTGTGTTTGTAGATACTCATAATATGCTTCTACAAATGCAACAAATGTAGGATAGTCCTCTCTGATAAACTCAGGGAGTTGTCGTTTTACTACCGATGCTATCGGTGTTCTTACTGGACTAGTATGACTCATTATGATCTAATAGAGTTGAACTGATAATTGTAACCTGCTTGTAAATCGCCATTAATTGTATTATCTGCGATCGCTTCAACAGTTAATAATGTTGGATCGATTTGAACAATTTGATTTAACGCTGAAACTACATCATATGATTCTGGTTTTACCTGCCACTCAAAGAATGCTCCATCAATGGCTCGAATTGTTAGACTACGAACTGTAATATTTCCCGTTTCGTAATTAATCGTTCCTATGTCTGGAGTGACAATAACTTTTTCAAAGTTAGTGTTTGTATAGTACAAACGAATGTTTCCATTAGCATCATCGTCAAGGAAATGTAGTTCATTACTGTTTGGGATATAAAATCCAGTCGATGCAAATACTTCACCTTGTTTACCACCATCTTGAGAAATTGGATTAATCAAATCAAGAACATATTGAGTTGCAATATTATAAGTTACCTCATGTGGATGACGAATCATAATACGAGTTATGTTATTTGTAATAGCTGGATCTGTTTCATCAATAATCTTAGTGAGTTTAGAATAACGAAGAACAGAATCAAATCTTTCCAACTCTTCATCGTTATATCTCATAATTGATTGTTTAACTAATGTTTGAATCTGTGCAGCAGTCTTGGTGGTTGCTCTTGGATTATAGTAAACGAATGATGTTACTTTAATGTTAAAGAATTCTGGATCTACTATTTCTGGAGTAATAGAAACAATATTTCGTGACTCTAAAATATTATTCTTAATAAACTCTTTTTGTAGATTAGTTAATTTACTTGCTTCTTTGGGTTTAATACAAATATAAGTTTTACCATAGATTGGAGGATTATTATCTTCTCCACCCCACACTGAAATAGTCTGTGCCTCAGGAAAGTTCTTAAGAATAATGGCTTTATAATCATCTGGTGTTACTGCTCTGTTTTGTGCAGCGTAGTATTTCGGTGCATTAAATTTAATTTCATCAATGCTTTCTGAAGAAGCACCACCAGAAGCTGCAGCAGTTGCAGTAACAGATAAACTACTCCCTGCTAAAGTAACACCACCATATGTAAATGATGATGCTGAATTTGGTTCTTCTAAACTAGAAACCATATAGTCTAATGTAACAACATTTCCATTTGACAATGCAATACCTAGATTATCGTTACCAAAAGAAATTTCGTATAAACCATCATCAATTTCTTTAACAAAATATACATGAGAAAGTTCTGTTACTTCAGTTATTGTATCAGCACGAGTATATACTTCATAGACATCTGAAGAAGATGTTTGTTGAACACTAACTGTTAGTGTGCTTAAATCAGCATTAGCATTTGGAATAATAAAACGAACACCTGGAGCCATAGTATATTTGTATTGGAGAGGAGTTCCTTCGGTTAAGACCAATCCCGTAAATGTATATGCTCCAGAAACTAATGCAGTTGTTACGGCTGAACGATTATAGAATGTATATGATACATTATCAATCGAAGTTGTAAATGGTTGCATTGCTGGAAGAGTTACAGTAGATGGCGAACTTGTCGGAGAAGTAACAGTAGCAGTTACAGTGGCAGTCGCACAACTAGCCGAGCGAGGCATATAACCAAGCATTTTAGCAAGAGAAACTACAGATGCTCTTTTGCTGGCAGAATCTAAGAAACATTCATTGACAGCTAGGTTAGTATAGATTCCATTGTAGTGAGTATTATAAGCAAGAACATCTAACAGAACAGAAAGTCCAGATCCCTCAAAATCATAATCTTGAAACTCAGTTTGTCCTTGTAAGAATGTTTTTAGATTAGATTTAATAGCATCAAAGTCTAACTCTGATACTTGTATTCTTTTATTATTGTTTGCCATTATCGGGTTCTCTCTAATGCTAGATCAAGAGTAATAGGACTCTCGGTATTAACTATTTTAAATTCTACTGTTACATAAACTTCATTAGCGTCCAAAGAATCATCAACTCGAACATCTAAGAGTTCTACTCTTGGTTCAAAGTTATTAATAACATCGATAATGGCTCGCTGCATCATCATCGAAAACATTGGACCAGGAAGTTCAAAAAGTAATGCACGAACAGGAGAGCCGATCTCGCTATGAAATGGTCTCTCGAAGTTTCTGGTTAAAAGAAGGTTTTTTACGGATTGCTTAATCGCATTCTCGTCGTATCTGCGTGTAATATCCCCAGTCACTGGATGTTTAGTGAAATTTAGGTCTAAGTCAGAGAAGATTCTTGTATTTCTTGCCATATTCTTTATTTAGGTTATTCTATGAAAGAATTAGTAGATCCTTCAGCTATTGCATCTCCGCAAGCGATATTATCACCTATTCTTGCTGCAGGTTTACCTTCTATAAATGTCTTACTGGCTCCAGAAGATGGAGATCTAGTTGAACCAGAATGTGTGGTAATTCCACATGTATGTGAGGCATGCTGGCATGCATTGTCTACCACAGACGCTTTAATTCCATTAAAAAATGTTTTAGCGACAGGAGTTTGGACTAAAGCTGTTGGTGCAAAACACCCATGTCCTGTACTCATATCTCCGAGTCTACTAACTGCTGGCATTATAAAGTATATCCCACATAAGTTTGTAAAGAGGTTTTACCAGAAGTCCAATCGTTGGTTACTGTCTTAGTATAAGTCTGAGTCGCCACTGTGGTTGCGCCATCCTTTGCCGTTGCTGTATATGTAAAAACTCTAGAGGTTACTGTACTGGCTTTGTAAGAAATCATCTCATCTAATTTATTAAGATCGATTTGATTAAACTTTGTAACTACAGGAAATGTTCCCTCTGGTGTTCTATATGTAATCGTATTATTAAATGAATCCTGATAGTATCCAGAAAGTGTATCTCCAGAAATAGTTATTGTATTAGGATTCGTTTCAGTTGCAGTGATAGTTACAGGATACGAAGTCATAGTAGCATCATCAACATATGTTACAGTATGAGAAATAGAAACATTCTCATTTACTGATCCAAGATCTGTTGATAACGGAGTCCAAGCCATTATGCTGATTTCGGTGGAATATTATCAAGGAGAACAAATCCAGCAGGAATGCCTTTTGCATCTCGTTTGTATGTTTTATCATTTACCATTGTAAATGCCATCTTTCGTTTTCCACCTGCTTTGTATGCCATGTGAATCCAGATAGACTCTGGATAACGATACTCAAGAATAATCTGATCATAAGGAAGAATCTTTTCTAACGCTTGAACAAACTCGTATGTTTTCTGCCCCTTGTTTGGTAATAGAATACCAATATCAACTGCTCTACCCTTACAGTGGTCGGAAGTTGGAGATTCATTACCAACAACTCCACGAAGACGATATCCAGAGTTTATTCTCCATTGAGTTTTATATCCACCAATACCACCTGGAAGAACTTCAAGAGCAGGTTCAAGTAGATTTTGAGCAGTTAATGCTAAATTGGCTACAATGTCTTGAGCAGTAAATAATACTTCTGGACCATCTTTAGTTTCTTTAAGCATTTGATCAACTAATCTGTGCTTGCCACCAACACCACCATCTATTAACATACCAAGAGTAAAGTTCTTGGATAAACGATAGTCGTTTGTAAATTCTTTAGTAGTTTTAATAATACTAGTGTCCACAGGAACTTCTTTAGCGTTAGCAGAAGGTTTAATAATTACTGGTGCTTCTTCTGATGCAACTGGTGGTGGTGCATTAGGCACACCCTCTTTTCTGGCTTGTTCAGCAGATGCAGCACGACCCTCTGGAGTGTCATAATCATCTGGAGTTTCAGCCACAGTTTTTTCTTCAATCTGTCTTTCTGGTAAAATCGTAAATGGAACAACAGGATTAATCGGGACTCCAAGTGCTGGAGGTGTCAACGGAACATTCTCGACATCGTTGGCTCCATCAGCACCATTACCAAACTGACCCTGTGCATAATCCATTCTTGTAGTGCCACCAGATAGATAATTGGCTGTACCTTCTGACTCAACATTAGTTGTAGCACCTTTGATGCTTAATGCACCGACTGCTTGTGTATCATGCACTCCATCTGATTTTGTATAGATATTTGCAGCCTGAATAGAATAATCACCAGCAACTTTAACTTTCATGTCACCACCAACAGCTAAAGTTAAATCTGTTGCCACTCCAATGTCAGCATTGTTTCCAACTCTTACTGTAGCATTTTGTTCAACCTGAATGTTTGCATCTGTTCTAGAATAGATGTTTGCATTACCATCAACAGTGATGTTTAGTTCACCTGATACATGAACACAACCATTCTTTTCCATTAATACAAAGTTATCACCAACTATGTAATTAACCTGAGTTCCGTTTGGATCAATCTCAGAGAATGTTCCTGAACGATGATATGTATTAATTCGTTCATATCCTGGAGTATCATCAAACTCTTGAATGTGTCCTGATTCAGTTTCAAGAACTTTATTAAATGGATACTTTGCACCATAAGGTGCTTCTGGTTGATCCCATGAACCTAAATCTAATGCTCTTGGTATTCCACGAACACGAAGTGCGTCTTTTCTTTTTACAACAGTTCCTTCAATAATACCACGAGCCAAACGATTTGTGTCTGGTTCACCGATGTATTCTTTTAATGGATACTTGTTATTTGGATCTCTAAATCCAGTAGTAAATGAACCAGTTTCAATACTCTTTTGTGATGGTCTTGGAGTTGTATCATTACCATCTTTTGGTGGCTCTGGTGTTGGTTGTCCAGCATCTTTTTCTACACCACCAGTACCCTCTTTACCATAAAAATATTCATAGTAAGATTGTTTAATTGCTGCAATATCAGGAGTGTTTACACCAACTGCTTTTTTAGCTGCAAGAAAGAAATCTGGATGTCTAGTTGATTCAACACCTTTAACTCTATCTTTAATATACAATGCAGCAACCAGTGCTGATACATTAATATCAGTATCAAGAGAATCTGGATTATTGACAATGTCTAAATTTAATCCAGTAGCATTTGCTAGATTTTGATATCTTTGATAGTTGGCACGACCAGTTAATTGAATAAATCCACGACCATAGTATTTTCCGCCATCGGCATCTGTAAGATTACCTAAGAAACCTTTACCTCGTTTTGTTGGTCCATATGCCCAAGAGAAAAACTGTTCTCTTGTTACACCTTTTTTGGTGGCATCTGAATATGTAGCAATATCTTCTGGAGTGGCAAATGAATAAACTTGTTTTAATCTGTTTGGACTATAATTAAAATTCTCTAATTGCGGTATCCATTTTGATTCACCACCAGCAATACCCAATAAAGCACACTTCTGTTCTTTGGTAGTCAATCCTACTTTATCGCATGCTGCAATTAGTGCTTTAATGCCTTCTGCTGATTTTGATGGATTTGACGATGACTTTGCTGGAGGTAGTGTTGGTATTGAGGTGTTTGTTGAAGTCTGTTTAACAGGTGTACTGGCAGAAGAGCCAGTAGTTACTGGTGTTCCAGATCCAGACAAAACAGGATTACCAGAGCCATCTCTTAAAACATTTTCAAATACTCTACTTTGGCTAACTGCGTTTAAGTTAGTTGGTGGATCTTCAAACTTAAGAATATTCTCACCATAATTTACAACGGCATTACTAATTGTAATTTGTGTACCACTATTAATAGAAACAATAAATGTTTCTGCTGGAATACCAAATGCCAATACTTTCATATTGGCTTTTAATACTGATGTTAAATTAGTCGAACCATTTTCTGGATCGTATAATGTTAATACCTTTCCATTGGTTGGACCAGGAACTGTTCTTAGTTCAATATTTTCTGTTTTAGTAGATCCAGCAATTGGACCACTATCATCAGCATCGACTGGTGCTGGCGCATTAGGAATACCACCAACAGTACCAATTATAATAGGTTGTTGTTGACTTTCATCAGCAAAAATAATAATTACAGATGTTCCTTCTACTGGACCAATCGGAGATTGTCCAATACCATTCATTGCAGCTGATGTGACGGGCTGAACTGGAACTGCCCATGGAAGATCCGCTGTAGGAAGTTGTGACTTATCATGAGTGTGTAATCCCACCACACGAACTTGGCAACGACCAAGTCTTAATGGGTCACTTCTATTTTCTACAACACCATAGTAAAAATTCATTATTTTGTCCTGTTCATATCCATCATAGATGATTCTTTAATAATTTCCATATAACACTCATGTTTTTCTCTATCAACATAATGATTGATAGCTGCAATAATGTAATTTCCAGAGAACATTTTATCAGTGGTATCACCATCTTTCTTTGATAGTGGTTCTATTCTTTTAAGATCTAGTTTAATCTTTTGTCCAACAGTATAATCGCATCTTCCTGGAACTGTAATATTAATTTTATTTGCTTCTGCTAGTTTTAGTAGCGAAATTCTTTCTTGATTTGATTTAGCATTAGTCACATCACCAAATCCATTAAAGTTTCCAAAGTTTTTTGGATAGTTAATAATTCTTGATGCTGCTCTAAAAATTGAACGATCTGAATTAATAGGATATTTGTTTAGATGTTTCTGTTGCTCAAATCGCTGAAACATATTATAGTTTTTGGCACTATATGTTTTCTTTGTTACATCATAAGATACTTGTCTTGATGAAAGCATTCCTGAACGAATGCGATCCATATAATCAAATGATGTTGGTATGCTAATCTCAAGAATACGCTTAAAATCTTTTTCTGGATTTCTTACACTACCGCCACCTGGACGATCGTCACGAGTATATTTGTCATAAACAAAATCTTGAAATACAGCATTTGTATAAAGTCGTTCTAAACTAATAAAATAAAATCCATCACGATTTTCAAAGAACACATAGCTCGGTGATCTATTAGTATTAATAGCAGTATCTGCAAGATACATAATGTTTTCGATCGGTGTCCAATAATTAGAAATATATTTTGTATTATTTAATGTCTCTTCAATAAAAACTTTCTTATCAGATTCTAAACCAAATGTTTTATCTTTGATAAATGGTTCAATCATTTTAGAAATTTTATCGCCAAACACACGACTAGTTTTTTTGTTTAAATCTACAACAGCTTCTACAGAAATAAAATGTAATTGATAAACAACTGATTTGTCTCCAGACATTTCTCTGTTAGTCATTTTATAAATGTAATATTTACCTTTGATATTATTCTTATCAAGAGTGGGAGTACTAATTTCTAACTCAAGATATTCTTCTCCAATAAATGGGAATAGATTAACTAAATCTAAAGAGTCTTTTAAAATTAAACTGCCAGTAATAAATGGTGCGAAAAGATCTTCATAAAATTGAACATTAATTACTTGTGCACCAACATCTTGATAAAAACCCTTTGCAGTAATTATCTTAACTTTATCGATGGTGACATCACCAGCAAATCTCAATACTTGACTAGATTTCATTACAATAGATCTTTATAATCTGTGAGAATTTTATTAATAATTTGAGGAGAGATAATTTTTATTCTTCGTTTTTCTTCATTCTGATCTCTAAACCATTGTATGTTTGTAACATTAACTGCACCTGCAACATCTGAATTAACATTATATCCTGCAGCATTTACATAGTGGTGACTATAATTTTCACGACCAGAAGTTTTAACTGTTACTGTTCCACCAGCAGTACCAGTTGGAGCCGACGCTGCAGTAAATGTAAAAGTATTCGCTGTTACTGATGTTACGGTATATGTTCCATTTGGAGCATTTGTAGTAGCAGTAGCACCTGATAAAGTAACTGTTGTAGTCGGTGAAGATAGTAATCCGTGGATGGCTTTAGTTACTGTAACTGTTGTGCCACTATATGACCAACTTGTTGCGGTAAATGATGGATTAAAAACTGCCTTGCCTGCCTCAACCAATTCTAATTCAGGTAATGGGAAGTCTGTTAGATAATCATAACGCTGATTTGCTAGCATAATAATCCAATGATATTCTGGATTACCGTAAATCTTTTCTGCGATAATCTCTGGAGTTTCTCCATCTACAATATCATACTCGTCATATACTGCAATATTGTCTAAAACCTCTTTACGAAAACGAACATTTCGTGTGATGTCTCTTACAATTGAAGTTTTTGTTTCGTATGCTCCATAACGAAAGTCGTATAAAAATTCTGGAAAT